TGTAAAGTAGCTGCAGAAGAAGAGGAAGAAAGAACCATTCTAGTCGTATCTAACCCTATTGTTATTAAAGAGGTAAAGGGTAGAGTTGGTATGATTGGTTATAAAGTAGAACCATGGATGAAAACAACTACTGATGATATGTTTTTTATTAACTTAAACGATGTGCTAACAATGTCTGAATCAACAGATATTGAAATGATTATGATGCATCAAGAATATGTAAGAAAAGCAGACAGTGATCCTAAGTCTGGATCTAGTAATCATAAACTTGATAAAAAGATGGGATATCTTGCTAACGTACATGATGCAAGAGAAATACTAGAGAAGTTATATAATAGTCCTTCTAATAAAGATATTAGTAATTAAGCTATAGCTGTTTCTTCAAACCCAACAAAGGTAGTCTACACATCTTTTAGAAACTTGTCAAGCATATGTGTTAGTGGTATACTTTATACATAATGATGAGATATAGTTATGATACAACCAGGCATGACTAAGAGAAAAAGATCAGAACATTACGT